ATGTTATCCAATACGAATGGCAGGAACAATATTATCTTCAGCTTACTGCTACTGATAACCTTGCGGTTCTAAAGAATGTTAAATATTATAGAGAAGATTATTACGGCTTATACGATGATACAAATGTGGATGTAGGTATAACTATAAGTAATTTTGTTTGTAGGTTATTAAAAAAGACTGGAAGCAATTTAGATGTAGCTTTTTTTACTCAATTTAAAATTAATGAAGATATTTATAATACTACGAATTTAAAAGTATCAGAATATTCAGCAGTTAATTGGTCTACTTTTGAGCCAAAAGATTGCTATTTTCTTTTAACATCTTTAATGGAATCTCTAGGTTGTATGTTATATCAATCAAATAAAGATGCTACTTGGTATGTTATAGGTGTAAACGATGTAGCAGTAAATGATTTAGTTAAAGATGGTTCTTTTAGTATTAATGGTACTATTCCTTATATTTATGAATATTGGGATATAGTAGGCGATGTAACTAATAGCCCAACAGGAGGCTTAAACGGAAGCCAGTGTCCTAAAATATTTGGAAATAATACCGCTAATATAAATCAAGAATTAAGTTTTGGAGCGGGAGAATATATCGTTTCTTATTGGGCAAAGAATTTTGATGCAGGTGCTATTCCAAAAGCGGTTGCAAGAATTGAAATAGATGCTGCTGAAGTATTTAGTCAAGGAACTACTGATGAATGGGTTTATTATGAATTTCCTTATTCAGCAAGTGCTGGTACATTTAGTATTAATTTCTTTAATAATAACGATGATTCAACAGGCTATCTTTTAATAGATAATGTATCAGTTAAGCAAAAGTTTCAAAACGGATTAATTTACGATAGTGATGGTACTTATTTAGATGAATATTCTTTTGATTTTTATTCTTCTATTGGGAAAGAAGGTAATGTTATTTGGTCTGATATAAATCAATTAGTTAGCCTTAATAAAAGATTAACAAGTGTTAAATTTAATTACCCTTACTACGAAAGAAACTTACTTAATAACTACGGATTTTTTAAAGATTATGCAAATACTACGGTAGACCCAACTAACTGGGAATCTTTTGGTTCATTTGGTTCAAACTTTGCTTTTTTTAATGCAACAGGACAAAATAGACCTTTTGATAATAGGATTTTAGCAGTTACTGAAAATCAAACTTATAGCGGAGGTGCATTACCTACTTTTAATCGTGGTTTATTTAATGTATTTAGGATTTCAAATGATTCTACATTTATTAATTATTTTGCAATTAAAATAGAATGTTCTCTTTTCTTTGATGGTTCTCACGAGCCTAAAGATTCAGTTTTTCTTGGATTCGCTAAATCACTTGATGGTATTCCTAATCCAGGCGGGTCTTCAAAAATTAGATATTTATCTTCAAATGGTAATTTTAGAAATCTACCACAAAGTCCGCTTTGGAATGGGTTTGATAATATTTCAATAAAAATGACCGATGAAGATAATTGGGCAAAGTTTAAATTATTGTCTACTTATGATAGAAACTCTTTAGATACAGGGTTTGTAATGAATAACTGGGGTACTTTAATTTTAAGAAATCAATGGAGTTCAAATACTGCTACCACCCATACTACTTATTTTGATGACATTAAAGTAAGTATTATTCCACAAAACTATCAAAACACAAAAGGTTTTATTTATAATGCTACAAATATTGTGGCTTACGATGATTTTAATTTACCTAAACCATTTTCAAACACTTATGAATTAAGTGGTCAGTATCACGGTGGTATTAGAAATAAATACGAATCTCAAGTAATTGAAGATTTTATTGGTTATGAAGTAGGGGAATATAATTTAATCCAAAACTCAACTAAATGGTTAAGAACTTGGGAAACAGATGGGGAATTAAATCCACAAAGACCGATGCAGGAATGTATTGCAAGGTCAATTTTATCATTTTATCAAGCTACCTGGCAGAAATTTACAGGCAATGTATACGGTAAAAATATAAACTTTGGTCAAGTATTTAATATTGCTTTAGCACAAGGTTTACACTTTATGCACGAGGCTACTTTTGACTATGTTAATAACAAAACAAACATAACAACACATCAAAGCCAAACTAATCAATTAGAGGTAAATTTTACTTCGTGGTGTAGTACTGACGATGATATGAATGCAGGTCAAGGAACACCAGGAAGTACAACAAGTAATTCACAAGAAGGCGAAAATGAGTAATGAATGAGTTAAAAGAAATAAATGACCAATTAAAGACTTTGTCTATTAATGTAGAAATGATTAGCCAGGCTATTACAGGTTCAAAGCTAAATAGAAATGGAATCTTACAAAGATTGGAAACAATTGAGGATGCTTTAGAAGATACTGAAAAAAGCGTTCAAGAAGTTAGAGATTATAACACAGGCATAAATTGGGCTATTAGAATTGGTGCTTTTATATTAACTATCACAGGAGTAACTTTTATTAAAGATTTCTTATGGCACAAATAAGCGAAGAAGGATTAAAGCTATTAGTTGAGTTTGAAGGCTTAAAGTTAGATGCTTATCAGTGTACTGCTGGAGTTTGGACAATAGGAATTGGTTCTACTAAATACGATAACGGACAACCTGTAAAGAAAGGCGATAAGATAACGCAAGAGGAGGCTTATAAGCTATTTATGGACACTTCCGATACTTACGCTAATTGTATAAAGAGATATGTCATTAGACCGCTTAAACAGAATGAATTTGATGCTTTATTCTGCCTTTGTTACAACATAGGATGTGGAGCGTTTGCAAAATCTTCTTTGGTTAAGTTTATTAACGGTGGTCAAACTATTGAAAAAATTAAAGTAGGCTTTATGATGTGGATTAAAGCAGGTGGTGTAGTGAGTAAAGGATTAATGAGAAGAAGATTAAGGGAGTTCAATTTATATGCGAAAATTAAATAACATACTATCAACTATATTTGGTGCTATTGTCGCTATTGCAAATGCTTGGGTTACGATTGATTGGGATAACTTTGTATGGTGTTTTAACACAGGCTTTAAATTATTTTTATCAGCTTTAATTGCTATTGGAGGTTATATGACTACTATAAATCATAAGCCTTTGAATAATAGATAAATAATAACTACTTTCGAGAAAAAAAACTATGTACAGACCAAGACTATCAGAAACTGAGTATAATCAATACCAGTTAAAAAAGCTAACGGATAAAAAAACCTACAAGTTATTTGTATTCTCTGACCCTCACGGTTGGTTAGCTGACCTTAAATGTTTACGAGTTATTAATAATGTTCTTAAACATAATAAGTTTGATGAGGTTTGTATTAACGGAGATATAGTAGACTTACCTTTTGTTTCTAAACATACCAATAAACTTTATTTAGATGGTATTTTAAACGGTTATAGTGAGGTAGAAGAGTTTAAATATACCGAAGAACAAATCCTAAAGCCTTTAAGATTAAGTACGGATGCAAAGATTACCATTAGAACTGGCAATCACGATGAGCGAGTTACAAAGCCTTTTTTATTATCCAAAGGGCAACTTGCAAGGTTAGCTATTTTATATAAACATTTTGAAAGTACAAAGTTTGAAGAAATGTTACACTTGGCGGAAAATGATATGGTTTACGACCCTACGGATGTTTTTAATTACTTTGATATTTTTGATGTTACTCACGGATTAAGTTTAACAAAGAATGCCAGCGAGAAGAATATAATTGAATATTGGGGAAGTGGATGTACAGGACACTCACACAGATTAGGAATGCGATACATTCGTAATAGGCATAATATTAACGCTTGGTTTGAAGTTGGATGTACAAGGTTAATGGAAGCGGTTGAGTATCTACCAACAGGTCGAATAGCTGATTGGTGTCAAGGCTTTTTAGAGGTTACTTTTAAAATAGATGGCGACAAGGTTTTATTCTTTGCACAGCCTCACGCTATTATTGATTATAAATGTGTTTATAACGGTGTTTTATATGGAGAATAAAGAAGAAGAAGTATTTGATATGACTGACGGAGAAATATTAGAAGAACTAAAATTCTTTGTTTATTTTCTTTTTGAATTAGAGGAAAAAAGTTTACTTTTATTCCCAAGTTACAAAACCTTGACACAAGCAAGGTTAATTAAAATGATTGAAACACGATTAGACTTTTTAGATTATGACCAAGAGGGAGATGTTAGTTGAAAAATTGAAAGAATTATACAAAGAAATAGAAATAGTAAGAAGAGAATTAATAACCGAAACCAATAAAGAAAAACTAAAAGAAAAACAAAATGAAAACAATTGGAGAAATAAATAAAATTGAAAATTGCGAATGCGATACAATTTGTCCCAACTGCACTGAGAAGCACTGTTTAAAACCTATTGAATTATCAGGTTCGGATATAGCTGATATTGTTACAAAGCCTAAGTACTACAAAGTAGAAATTAAAGGAGTGCCTGTGGATGTAATTGATATAGCAAATGCTTACAATTTGTCGTTTATGAAAGGTAACGCTATTAAGTATATTTTAAGAGCAGGTAAAAAAGATTTATTGGTACAGGACCTTAAAAAAGCTATTGAGTGTTTAAATAGGGAGATAGAGTATGAAGCCGGTAAGTAGGAATATTACTTTATTTTGGTTAAATTTGCGAAAGGAACTTGATGTTAGTTTAAATTATGGCAAAGAAATCAAAAGAAATAAAAGAAGACTTAAACGAAGTAATAGAGGTTAATCCTTTAACTATTTCCGAGTGCTGCAAGGCTGAATACATATCTTCAGGCACTAAAGTATATTGCTCAAAATGCAAGGCAGATTGCCGTTTAGAAAGACAAAAGAAACTAATTAAATTATGGAGTCCAAAA